CTTCCTGTAATTCTTTTTCAAAATACTCTATACAGTCAAGAAGAGGCTGCCAGTCATCCTGAGCAGCCCCTTCCGTTACACTAACATACCATTCGGACATTACAGTTCGTCTTCTTCGTCTGTTGCATCTTCCTCAATATCATATAGTGCATGGACAGCAGAGTCAAGATACCTATCCTCACCAATCAAATCTTCTTCGGAAAAAGACACATAATCTTCAAGTGATTTAAGTAGTCGGATAGCAAAATCTTCACGTTGTTTTTGGGGAATCAATTCTTTGACGCTTTCATAAACATCAAGAACTAGCTGACTCTCCGTATTCATCATTCCGGGTATCTCCTTCCTGGTCATTTTCTTGCTCTTCAGTTTCCTCGGCGTGATAAGCATCAGCCATTTGTTGCTTCAACTTAGCAGGCCATTCTTCCATCATCTTGTCTAACAATGCATGGGGAATATCCTTTCGGAAGTATTTCTCCGAATTACCATCTAAGTCAGTGTATTTAAGCTTATTGCCCTCTTTTTCTAACTGTCCTTGTTTTTCAAAGAAATCTACAAGACCAGAATAAGGATCAATACCTTTTTCCCACGGAATCTTTATCTCTACGCTTTCAAAAGGCTTGTTATATCTACTCTTCATCACCTTAACAAGAGCGCGGATACCTGTAACGTCCGTAATCTTCTGACCAGCTTCATTCTCCTTCAGCTTTGCCTTGCGCATCGCAACGACGATGGAAGAAGCGTAAATGAAAGCTTGACCGCCGGAAATCTTATCTTCTGGATCAAACATATCCTGGCTTGCGTAAGAGTGGTTGGTTGCGACCAGGCCTACGTCCCACTCCGCAAACTGGACAACACAGTTACGGACAAGTGCGTTTAGTGCCTTGGGCTTACGACCCATATCGCCCTTCATATCACCTTTCTCAAACTGATCCATATCAGTTTTGGTGATAAGCATGCCCAGGGAGTCAACAACAAACAAGACCTTCAGTCTGTCTTCTGGGTCAACGTCTTTGTATTGCGCTTTGTAGTCATCCATAAATTGGTGGATTGTCTGTGCTACAGCGTCAATTTGTGCGACCTGAATACGTAGGAATTTTTCTGCACTAATGTCAACACCAGCTTTTGTTAGCCATTCCTGTGTCAAACCGTTTTCCGAGTCAAGCGCAACAACAAAGATGCCTTGATCCTGTGCATTCTTCATAATGTTAGCAGCTACCAAACTCTTACCTGCACCACTCTGACCTGCAAGCATGGTTACCTGCCCGAGAGGGACCCCGCGGTTAAACTTACCACTGACCAAATAGTTTAAACAATAGTTACCTGTATCAATCCAAGTGCTGGGATCGTGGAACCCAACAGCTACGCCATCTATACTTTTAGTCAAGCTCTTACGAAACTTGCTGAAATCAACTGCCTTTACCATAGTTGCTCCATATTCAAATTTATTAAGGAAGGGAGGGGCGACTATTACTAGCCGCCCCCGGAGAACTGCTTATCCGCTGTTCTTCTTGCTACGCTCTTGGATCATACGTAGCACTTCTTTTGGATCCGGCTTGTCGGACTTTGGCTTAGCTGGGGCTTCCTCAGCTTCGCCTTCATCACCATCACCATTGTCGTCAGTCTGCTTTACGCGACTGCGGAGGCTGCTAAGCGCGTCGTTAACATCGGACTTGCTTTCAGACTTTGAGGACTTTGCCTTAGGGGAAGGGGCCGGCTCGTCATCACCATCGTCGTCATCGCTTGTGTCCTGTTGCTTTGGCTTTGGTGCAGCCTTAGCTTCCGTAGCCTTAGGCTTTGGAGAACTGGAATTGGAGCTACCCTGTGGGGCCTGCATTCCGAATGGGCGGAAATACTCACCCCATAGCTCAGGATCATATAGCTCTTCTTCAACTGAAGCTTTGAACATCTGTTTGATGACCTCAATGCCATCTTCGTCAGGTTCATTTGGAAGGAAGTCTTTCAGCTCATACAAACCATACTTGTTAACAGCTTCTAGCTCCTCTTCACTTAGAGGACGAGCACGAGTACTCCAGCTAGAGCTTGAATAGTTTGCATATTCACCCTTACGTGTCTTCTTTAGCTTGAAGTCACGGCCAGCAGTGTAATCAGTTGGAAGTTCTTCCATATCAGCATCCATCAAACTTTCCTTGATGATGTCAAAGATGCTTGGGTTGATTACAAAGCGGCGGATTGGATTTTCGGGCTTGCTTTCTTCGCCCATGGGATCATTCACAACAAACCCTTGGAAAAGATAAGAACGCTTCTTCCAATACTTGCGTGCTAGTGGATCAAGGTCTGGATCCTTAAACCAAGGACGAATTTCTTGTAGGATTGGGCAGCTCTTGCCATACATTTCCATACACGGAACCTGTACTACAGTTGCCTTGTCCTCGTCTTGACCTTTGATACCTGGGAAGGGGAGACGGATAACTAGACGCTCGCGCCAGAAAAATGTGTTGCTATCGTCGCCGTCGGGAAGGAAGCGGATCGTTGCAGTTGATCCATCAGGAATGTTCCAAAAGGGATAAATTTGATTATCGCCACTGGAGCCACTAGAGCCACGCTCTTTCTTTTCCTGTTGTTGAAGTAGTTTGTTGCGGATTTCTTCTAATGATGCCATAGTATTTGCCTTTCTATTTTTGCCTATGTAATTGCCTATGTAAATGCCTAAGTACAAGCATCAACTTGTACTATTTTATTTATCATCTAGGAAATAGTCAAAATAGAAATTAATGGCGTAGAATAGAAAATTATTTCATCCCAGCTTTCTACTTGTCATTTTCATCACCGTGCTTTACGAAATCTTCCTTGCTGTAAGGAAATAGCGGCTGCATGCCATCGTCATTGTCGCCCTTTTTGTCCTGTTCTGGATCACCGTAGTAAAGGCGCTTTTGGACAGTGTTACCGTCTTCATCCTGCATAAACGTGTCGTCTATGCTCCCAGCATCAGGGATGTCATATTCATCACCTTCACGGAAGTAGTGGTGAGGACCAACGTCGTGGCTACCAACAGGACTCATTGTGCCTTCTTCGCTACCCATGCCATAGTCTCCTTGACGGATCTCGTGATCGTCAGGGTGGTGGATTTCAGCGTAGAAGTCGTCAAACATATCGCCGGTTGGTATGCGGTCGTCATGGCTATGTGTCTCGTCTTCTTCCTCACCAGCATCTAAGTCTAGGTAGTCGTCATCTGCAAATTCATTCAGACTTTTTTTTGGTGACGTTTGGTAGCCGTTCATCTTATTCCACATCTCGAGGATTGGATCAGCTTTTTGTTGGTGCTCTATTTGATAGCTACCTAAAGCCATTTTTAATGACTCTACATCTACCTTATATTCTCTAGCGGCTTGTTTGATTGCCTTCATGATATGCACACCCTTTTTCCGTGCATATTCTTTCGCAGCATCAGCAGCCGCACGCACCTCTACGCTTTTAGCATTAGCAAGAGTGCGCTCATTTAGATCGCTACTTTCAATAGCCACTTCTGGTAGATAATCTTCAGGATGCACGCCGAAACGTTCTTCAAAAGCACCATAAAGCTGTCCAATATCAATACCACGATTTGCTGCGATTACTCGGTCAGTTGCCAATTCAACAGCGTCATAGGGGTTTTTAGAACCATATAATTGTTGAAGTTCGGTTTTTAATTCTCCGGCGGCATCATAAGCTTCTTCCTGGGCACGTTCCACACTAGGGTCAACATAATATGGATCATCATCATGGCGTGGATGATCCCAACTCATTACCTCGTTAACGTTTTTATCTTCAGAGAAGTCACGATGCATAGTATCTAAATCATCGCCATCTACATCAAAATGCTCTTCAGGGTCAGGAAGATCAGCCTCCATCCTATCTATTTCATCATGCTTTTGACGCCCCCAGATGGATGTACCCATGTATTCTGGATCATCCAAAACATCCATATCAAAAGGATCATCAGTCATTTGAGTTGGGTGATCGCCTGGAAGTAAATCTTCATCATCAAAGTCATCAAAACTGTCTTCTTCTAAATCATCATCGCCACCTACAAGGCTAGATGCTGCGCCCATAGCTGCTGACATTGGCCAACCACGCTCATTTAGTCTGCTTTCGTTAAGCGGGCGGGTGCCATGCACCTCTGCGTCATTCTTCTCTGCCCATTTGTTAAGTGCATTTGCGCTCTTAAATTCCTTACGCCAGCTCTTGCTTTGTGGGCCTTTGACACCATACGCCTCGATGGGGCCGTCTTCTTCTTCGTGTCCCTCACCAAGTGCACGCTTTACGCGCTGCTGAAGTTCGGGCACCCAAGTCTCGTGTAAGTTCTCCATAACACGGTTGCGGTCAGCGGTTGTAAGTTGGCGGTACATTTCGCGGACCTTTTTAGGATTTTTGGAATTGGTGACTAGGGAAGCTGTAAAGTTCCAAACTTCATCTTCAGTAAGTTTGCCTGTGTCAGTTACTTCTGCCCAATCAAACCACTCTGCAACGCTTTCATTTAGCTCTTTCTTTTTCCGGTTTTCAAAGATCTTGCTTGCATCATAGTTTTCAAACCAATTAACTAGATCCATCGCTTCACGTAGTGGATTGCTTTCCTCCCGGCTTTCGCTCATGCCGCCTTCGCGCGCGCCCTTAAGGATCATGTTGGTGACCTGTGCTTCTTCTTTGCTTACAGGGTCAACGCCTGTTTGGCCACGGTGGCTAAGCTTATACGATACGCGGCTAGCTAGATTGGAAAGGAGGTCGTTTTTAATACGTGGAGCTTTTTGTCCCAGTTTATAACCAAGGCGTGCATATTTGTCCTTGAATTGCGTTGGTTCATCTTCATCACTGCCGGTTTCAGGAAGCATTTGAACGTTATTGTTAGCAAGCTGCTGAACTGCGTCCTTAAGCTCTTTCTGACTGCCTCGTTCAACACCAAAAGAACCATAAGCACCAAGGAATTGAAGCAGAGCATCTTTTTCCTTTCCCTCAAATTCCTTAGGGTTCATTTTAAGCCCAAGGGCATTTAGAGCGCCAGCTACATTACCAGCTTCAACAGCCTTTTTAAGCTCCTCTTCATTTTCGCTTTGCTCACGTAGTTTGACCTTAGCTGCAGAGCCTAACGCTTCCTTTAGCTTGTCATCTTTGTTTACACCTAGAGTTTTTGCCAACTTTTCAACCTCTTCGTTTAGTGTGTTCTCGTCAAATTCTTCCATATCAAAACCGGATTCATTCAGTGTATTTACCTGCATGTCATATCCGTGGGGTCTCGACATTCTGTTTAGGGTGTGCCTGATCTCGTTTAGTCGAGAACGCACTTTACCGCGCACTTCTAATGCGCTTTCATCTAACTTATGTTTATTGTAAGAAACGTGGTGGGCAACACGCGCAAGATCGTGACACTCTTCTGACAGGCCCATAATATAACCGCCTATGTCATCTTCCATCATCCCACCATTGCTCATGTGACGTGCCATCGCCCGGGCGCTCATCAAATCCTTGTTAGGAAACATAAAACGTTCGCCTTGTTTTGTCTCAATAAAAATACGATCA